TGTTGAGTGTGCAGATTTTGGCAACATTCTCCCTCAGATTGAAGAATTGATGAAGAATATTGTTGATCATGTCATCAATCCATTTTATGGATTTAAGATTAGGGATTGTGAACCACCACAACTTCTTTGCTATTCTCCTGGTGGTCACTACAAGCCTCATAATGATGGAGAAGGTCTGTGGACGAATCCAGACGGAACTAAGTTATGGAAGAAGACAATTGATAGAGATTTGTCAATGGTTCTTTTCTTGAATGATGATTTTGAAGGTGGATACTTTTCATTCCCAGATTTAAGAATCAAGATTAAACCAGAACCAGGTTTGCTTGTGTGCTTCCCATCGTCAAGATGGTATACACATACCGTTGAACCAGTTATTTCTGGAAATCGTTATGCAATGGTGACTTGGATGAGAGTTCAAGGATTTAAGACAAAAGAAGAAGTTGATAAAGAAATTGCCGATAAATATGGTATAGAAGTTTATTAGGAATATGACTCAATTACTTAAGCATTATTATTTGAATCGTGATAATGGGAAGTGGGCAACTGATACTCGATTTGGATTGATGATGCCTAAGATTGAGCATTTGGATGTTCAATATAGATTGGAAGATGAGAACAATATTCCCTTTATGCTGTCCCATGTTCCAGAGAATCTTGAAAAACAAATAAGAGTTACATATCTAGAATATGGTCAATATGCAACAGATGAAGAAGATAATGAGTTACCACTAGAAAATCAATTAGAACTCTGGTTAAATGCAAATAATATTGTAGGTATTGAAACTACTAGAATAGAATATGATGAAAATATACTGGAACCAACTGGTGTTCCTAGTGGAGAAACAAGGGAAAGAGTTGCATTTGATGTAAAATATAATGAACCTTATGTGGTTACAGAGTCTGTTGGATTAACAACACTCTCTCAGGCACAATGGGATTCAGAGATCTCTACTTATGATACCAGACAACAGAATAGCAGATATGATATTCTCAGAGTCAATCGTGATAAGATGCTTGAGAGTACTGATTGGTTAGTGATCAAATCACAGGAAACTAATGTTGCTTTATCGACAGAATTTATAACTTGGAGACAAGAACTCAGAGAACTTCCAAACAGTGTAGGATTCCCAACTGCTTATCCTACTCTTCCAAGTTCATTAGAAAGTGATTCTCAATTACAAGAACTTACAAGTAACTTTAATGAGGTAAGATCTTTTCAAATGATCAATGATCCTCTACCACCTCTTCCTGAACCAGAGTTACCTGGTGAGTAAATCAAAGCACTTTTGATTACGGTCGTATGCATAATCAGCATACTGACCGTTTTTTCTTACAAAGTGAAGGAACAGTTGCATAAACCTATCATTCTCATGAGTTCTTAGTGGTGATCTCCAATGAGGTACAATGGTTCCAAGATATGCAAGACCATCACCAGCAGGCGTTACAACCTCTCTACGCTTCCCTGCAAGGTCTTTGAGTTTAATTGGCCATTGTGCATCACCAGAGATATTCATCGTCACTGAGACCTCACAGGAGGGTCTATCCGTGTGACAATTCATCCATCCTTTATTGTGATACGTTGTTGTAAACCAATAAGTTGGAATGAGTTCTTCTCCAAGTGCTTCTTCTAAGATTGGTTGAATTCTTTTCATCACAAAAGTAGAAGAAGGTGGAGCATAACAAGTCAAAACATTTCCTCTCTCAGGATCGTAATGAGTTTTAAGACTACCAAGATCTCTTACGGCACCTATTAGATTTTGATACTTGATTTGTATTGCTTCTTCTTTAGTAATAATGTTGGGAATATAATGCCAACCTTTTTTAACAAATGAACTCATAGTATTCTTTATATAATTACTATGTATCTTTAACCGGGACAAACCTAGTCTACTGACATTTTTGATTCGTGTCAAGTCTTGACAAAATGAAAAGTTTGCATTAAACTCGAAAAAGAATTGGTGTGGTTTTTGGCATTTCAAAGTATTTGGTATCATACTGATCTTCCAGAAAGTGTAGTAGATATACTTGAAAAAGATCTTGTACAAAACTATGGGGAACGGATGGGAGACTCTAGGTTGCATGGAGATGCTCTTAATAAAGACAAACGAAATTCTAAAAATGCTTGGATTCCAACAACTCATTGGAGTGCGGGATTTGTTTGGCACTATGTCGAAAGAGCAAATCGTGAAAATTTTCTGTATGACATCCGTAATGTTGATGGAGAAAATATGCAATTCACAAAGTATGGCGTTGGTGAATTTTATGGATGGCATAATGATGCTGGAATTTCATGTCACTATAAACCAGTAAGTGTTGGTAATCATCATGAAGGAAGAGCACAAGATTTTGTTAATGAAAATTTAGAATTAGTAAGAAAACTTTCTTTTGTTCTTCAACTGTCTAATCCAGAAGACTATGAGGGTGGAAATCTTCAACTTCTTGCTGAAGATGGAAAGTCATATTTTGCACCAAGAAAACGAGGCACCATAATTGTTTTTGATTCTCGTACACAACACCGTGTACTTAAAGTTACAGAGGGAATTCGTAAGTCTCTTGTTGGATGGGTAGTTGGACCAAGGTGGAAATAATATGGCAGAACGTATGACTTTACAAGATGTAAATCTGGCAGAAAAAAATAATAGTGGTACTTCAAAAACAAAAAATAAAAAATTTGATAAAAATGGATATCTTATAGTTAGAAATTTATGGGATCCTAAAGAACTTTTTAGACCAGTGCCATCGGAAAGGGGACAGATTAACTACTGGGGAAGAGGTAAAGATCAGTTCAATCATATTCCATTAGAATCTCAAGTCGAAGGATCTCTTGCAGTTTATTCACATCCACAATATAAATCTATCCATTCTGGAATTCGTTTAAAACTTGAAGAAATTATTGGTGATAAGTTGTATAATACTTATTATTATGATCGTTATTATTTTCCAGAACAAGAATTGAAAATACATTGTGACAGAGATGCTTGTGAAATATCTGTCACAGTTCATGTCAGTACAAATCTTAAAAAACCATGGCCTATATGGATTAAGACACCAGACTATGATGGTATAACTGGAAAAAATCATTCCGCCATTTTATCACCTGGGGATGGTATGATATATAAGGGGTGCGAAAGACCACATTGGAGAGATCCAATGCCAGGTAAAAAAAAGTTCTGGAATATATTTAAAAAAGAAGAACTTTATTATCATCAAATCTTTTTTCATTATGTTCTTGCTAATGGAGTAAGATCACATTATGCAAATGATCGTTGAAAATTTATTATCTGAGAGTATTAAATGTCTGAAAATTTTGTAAAACTTGCTTTAGAAAATGGAGGATCAATTCATCCTTTGATCATTCCATCATCGGATTTGAAAGGACCTGCAATTACTAATCCTTCCATTTACAATGATAATGGTAGGATTCTTGTTAACCTCAGAAATATTAATTACACTTTATATCATTCTGAAAAAAATATTTTTGAACACCACTGGGGACCACTTGTTTATATTCATCCTGAAGATGACCTTCGTCTTCGCACCTGGAATGTGACTGGAGAACTTGATGGGGATATGAGACTTAAATGGCATACTCACATTGATACATCAAAACATCCTGACAAAGAACTTTGGGAGTTTGTTGGTCTTGAAGATGCTCGTATTTTTAGGTGGGAAGGAAAACTCTATACCTGTGGTGTTCGACGCGACTTAGACACTATCGGTACTGGTCGCATGGAACTATGTGAGATTGAAATTAATGATGGTAAGGTAAAGGAACTTAGTCAACATCGTATCCCCACACCAGGAGACAATGGTTCTTATTGCGAAAAGAATTGGATGCCAATTCTTGATATGCCATACCACTTTGTGAAGTGGACAAACGGAACTGAAGTTGTAAAGTATGATATTAATACTGGGAAAACAACTCAAGTAGTAGTAACTAATTTTAGAGATCTTGGTTGTATTGATCTTCGTGGAGGATCGCAAGTAATTCCTTTTGGCGAATATCGACTAGCACTTAACCACGAGACATTTTTGTTCAAGAGTGTTGCTGGCAGAAAAGATGGAACATATCGCCACAGATTCATTGTTTGGGATAAAAACTGGAATATTGTAAAGGTATCAAGAC